AACGGGTCTTTTCCCGGAAGGTCTGGAAGGCCCTGAACGTCCGTTTCGCCGGGATCGTTGGTCCGCCACGCCATCCCGATCCACGCACGCACCGTGCCCTTCCGGGAGGTGAAGCCGGACGGCGTCGAGACCTTCTTGGGACTGAAGATCGCTTTGTACTCGACTCCGTTCTGCGAGAGCAGATCGTGCCCTCCGAATCGGGCGATGAAGGTCTTGTCGCCCCACTCGCGCTGGCCCTTGTCCTTGATCCAGGTGTTGAACTCGGACTTGAGGTCGGCGCCCACGATGCAGGCGTCCAGATCGAACACGACCCGCTCGTCCAGGAAGGCCAGGACCAGGTCACTCTCCTTGCGCCAGATGAGGGTGTCGGCCTCCACGCGCTCGGGGAGGACCGGCATGATCTTCTCCAGCTCGTACCAGCGCCGGGCCCCGGCAGCCGCCCACGCCAGGGCCGCCTCCAGCGCCTGGGGGTTCATCTTCACCCGGTCGCGCAGCGTGGCGTCGCCCAGGCGGTCCATCTCGCCCCGCAGGTCTTCCGCGCGCCGACGGAAGGTGAAGGGCCAGCGCAGGAGCGCGAGCCGCCGCCAGGTGCCGTGGTCGGTCTCGTCCACGACCGGCCGGTAGTTGGAGTTGATGAACAGCGAGTGGGTGGCTTCGAACGTGACCGGGTCCTGCCGGATCCGGCGGCCGGTCACCTCACGGGTACCGGCCAGTTTCTTCAGCCGGTTCGTGTCCAGCCGCCGCGCCTCCGGGGTCTCCTCCAGGACGGCGTACCTCGCGCCCATCAGGTCCATGATCTCGGTCGGGTGGTTGTCGCTCGCCGCTCCGAGCATCGTGCGGTCGCTGACCTGCACGTGGTACTTGCCCGCCGCGAGCGCCAGGCCGTCGTAGACGGTGGACTTGCCGTTCGCTCCGCCGCCCTGGCAGACCACCACGAGGTCGTCCGAGGTCATGTGCCCGGTCAGTGCCTGCCCGATCCGCAGCTGGAACCACTCCACGACGTCGTCCGGGAGGGCTTGAAGGGCCTTGTCCCAGTCGGGGTGCCGCGCGTCCTTGACGAAATCGGCTCCGGCGATCTTGGTCATGAGGGCGTCCGGGTCGTGGGGCGTGAGGATCCCGGTGCGCAGGTCCACGATCCCGTTCGGGCAGTTGAGCAGGTCCGGGTCGGAGTCGAAATCCGTGGCCGAGCACTCCAGCGGTCCCCGGGCCAGCTTCATGAGGTTGGACAGCTTGGCCGACGACAGGGCCGACCGCCAGCCGTCGATCTGCGTGCGCAGGTCCCGGTTGGCGTCCCGGCGCTGCTCCTCCAGGACGAGATTGAACTGCTCAAGTGCCCACTGCCGGATCGCCTCCAGGACCGTGGCGTCACTCGCCTCGTCCCACGTGCGCCCGTTCCACTGCATCCACCCGAGGCCCTTGGCCCACCGGAACCGGCCGTCCAGTGCCTCGTTGACGACGGTGTCCGTGAGCACGGCGTCGCTGAAGGCGGCATCCTGCGCGCCGGTCGGGAGCTGCGCCACGCACGCGTCCCGCAGATCCTCCATCGTGCCGCCCGCGTGCAGGAAGTCGTCCACCCCCTTCACCTGCACCCGTGAGCCGTCCTCGCGCACGACCTCCGACGGCACCACGAGGTACATCGGCCGGGCGCCCTTGGACTCCAGCCACCTCCCGAGGCGCTGCATGGCGAGCATGACGGTGCGCTTGTCGCGCGCGTCGGAGTCGAAACAGATCACGACGGCCCGGCCCTGGAGGGGGATGTCCTCCCAGTCCCCGAGCGTGCCCATCTTGCTCCGCCAGTTGAACACCCCGGTGAGCGTGATGACAGGCCGCCCGAACGAGGCCAGGCAGTCGGCTTTCTTGATCCCCTCGGTGATCCACAGGGGGCTGCTCGGGTCCCGTACCGCGTCGGCGACCGCCGGGGGCACGTCCAGCCGGTTGGGGGTGCCGGACTGGCTCGCGTACTTCTGCCGCTTGCCTCCCGGAGCCTCCTGCGGGGTGGCGGGCTTGAACTGGAAGCCGATCTCCTCGCTGGTCACCCGGTACATCGGCATGAGCAGGGCCGGGAACGCGAGGTCGTCCCTCCACGCCCACCTCGGAATCCGCAGCTCCTTGAGCCGGGCCTTGTCCTCGTCGGACCCGTACAGGGTCTCGTACCGGCGGGCGGCTGCCACGTCCGGGGTGATGCACGACTCCTCAAGTTCCCGCTGGTGTCCCGGCATCAGAGCAGGGGGTGCCCCTGCGTCCACGGTGGTCACGGTGTCGACCCTCCTTCCTACTTCCTGCGGCGGCTGATCAGCCAGCGCGTCCCGAGCGCGACAAGTCCTCCCGCGAACCCTGCGCCCATCAGCTCCCACACACTGCTCACGTCCGCCTCCGTCCACGCCGGGGTCCCTGCCCCGGCCGGTGCCTCAGGTCGTCGCTCCCGTCGAACCGGGCCTCGCTCGCCCTGTCCCACGCAGCCTCGTAGCTCTTGGCCTGCCACAGCCGGTGGACGTCCGCCATCGCGCCGTCCGGCATCCACACCCTCGCGGAGTGGGCCTGCTCGCAGCGGTCGCCGTTGCGGTGCATCCCCCTCACCACGAACACCATCTGGCCGCTCACCCGGGCCAGCTCAGCCCAGCGGGGGTCGTCCTCGGTGTTGTTCGGGGGCTTGACCTCCAGCCACACGGTCACGTCGTTGCGGGTGACACGGAAGTCGCAGAGGTAGTTGCCGCTGCTCAGGGCCGCCCCCTCCGGCTCGTACTCCCAGTGGAACCCGGCCTCCGTCAGGAACACCGCCCACCGGGCCTCCAGCCGGGACCGGAACCGGCACCCGTACGCCCTGGTCTCGATGGAGGGGATCCGGCCGCTCATCCGGACACCTTCCGATCCGTCTCCCGCACCTGCCAGTCCTGGAGGGCCCGGATGAGCTTGTCCTGGCGCCGGGCGTGGCCGTTGGTCCTCTTGTTCACCTGGTCCGAGCGGCACTCCTCGCCGGGCTGCGCTCCACAGGTGGTGCACTTGAAGTCCGTGAGCACCGGCTCACGATCCCGCTCCACCTCACACCCCCGTGACGGCCGGGGCCGCCGCCGTCGGCGTGACCAGCTTGACGATCTCCGTCCGGCTCACCTTCACCCGCTTGGTGGCGGTCACGTACTTGGTGATCCGCTCCTCGCGGTACCACCGGCGGACCGTCTTGGGGTCCACCCCGGCGAGGTCGGCCGCCTCGCCGACGGTGATCAGGTCGTCCATGGTCTGCTCCGTCATCGCTCCTCCTCACGCAGGCTTGCGTGCCTCGTTCTTACCCGGAAGGGTACGCCGCTACTCGCGAGGGTATAGTGCCCGAGAGACCACCGACCACGGAACGAGAGGGGTGAGCCGGATGGTAGACCCGAACAGGGGCCAGGCCGAAGCCAGGAGGCGTCACGAACAGACGGTGAGGGAGTGGGCGGAGCTGGGACACCCGGCCACGTCCTGCGTGGGGCACACGCACCCCCTGCCCGGCTGCCAGGCGCCGGAGGTCCACGCGCAGGTGTTCCCGCCGCCGACCATCGTCCCCAAGGTGACGGCCTTCAGCGAGACGGCCGCCCTGTGGGCCGTGATGAACGGCGACCTCGCGCGCGCAAGGGAGATCGTCTCCGGCATGAGCGCGGCGGAGCGCGGTGACCTGATCGAGCGGCTGACGGCCCTGATCAACCTCGCGTGGGCGCAGTCCTGATGCGCGAGTGGCTGATCACCTACGGGTCGTGGGCCCTCGCGCCGTGGGGCCTCCTCGGCATGTACGTCACGGGCCGCAAGAAGACCTGGGGGTGGCTGCTCGCCCTCACCACCCAGGTGCTGTGGGCCATGTACGCCGTCGGGACGGCTCAGTATGGGTTCCTGATAGGGACCTGCTCGTACGCGGCGATCTACTTCAAGAACTGGGTGGACTGGCGCCGGGCCGACCGGGAGGCGGCCGGAGCCGTGGAGGGGACGACATGATCGAACGACACATCTGCCTGGAGGGCCTGGAGCCCCGGCTGGGGCACGCCGTCGACTGCGAGCGGTGCTGGCCGGTCCTCCTGCAAGCCTTCCGGATCCCGGCCGGGGTCTCCGAGGAGGACGTGATCCACGCCATGGGGCCGACCCGGCCGGTGCTCGCGGAGGCGGCCCGGATGCGGCACCCCTCCGGAGCGCAGGGCTCGGCCTCGTCGGCCGGGGGACCTGAGCCGGTCCACACGGCCGCCTGGGCCCTGGACCCCCGGCCGGGCCCGTTCGGCACCCGCCGGTGGAAGGCGGCCTGTTCCTGCGGCTGGGAGCAGGACGGCCAGTACCTCACGGAGGCGGAGCAGCCCATGGCTCAGGCTCTGGCCGCCGCCGCCGTGCAGTACCACATGGAGCACATCACCCCCGCCGTCCACGCCGTGCGGATCAGCTCCATGCCCACCCCCCTCTACCACGGAGGGGTCTGGACGGCGGAGTGCGACTGCGGCTGGCAGCGGGACGGCCATTGGACGTCGCCGCAGAC